AGTATGCAGAACGGTTGCAACGAAAAGACAGGCAAACCGGAAAGGAGGCGGCGGCGTGAGTCTTCGATTTGACCCAAAAACGCGGAAATTTTCGCCCGTGGTGCAGGAGAAGGCCCTCTCGGGGCAGGACTTCCTTGCGGGCTATTCCCTGACCGGCAGCTCGACGGGGTCGCTCTCGGAGGCTTACAAAAATTCTCCCTGGGTGATGCGGGCGATCAAGTATTGCGCGGATCCAATCGCGGGCTTGCCCCTCAAGCTGACGACGGACGGACGCGGCGGTGAGACCTTGGTGGAGGTGCCGAGTATTGCGGCTTTTTGGGAACGTCCGGCGAAGAGTCCCCGCGGAACGATCAACCGGGGCGACCTGATCCGGGCGACGGTGGGCTGGCTCAAGATGGCGGGTGAGTGTTTCTGGATTTTGGATGAGTCGTGGTTTTTGCGCGGCGTGCCGATGGAGAGGAAATCGCCCATTGCGATCGCTCGGCCTGGGGACATGCTGGAAATCGCCGGGAATGATGGCGAGTTGATCGGGTGGAAGTGGCACCGGCAAGGGATCAAGGGCACGGCGGAGATCGTCACCTTGCTCCCGGAGGAAGTGGTCCATCTGTCTTGCTGGAATCCCTACGACGAGCTCCGAGGCCTGCCCGAGTGGTATGCGGCGCGGATGGCGGCGGAGGGTGATTACTTTGCGGGGAACTTTGCGAAGTTGCTCATGGAGAACAACGGCGACCGGGGGCCATTGGTCACGGGCGAAGGGGCGGCGAGCGATGAACAAATCCAGCAGGTGACCCGGATCTTGCGCGAGAAGCGTGAGAGGAACAAGCGGGGCGAGTTTGTCCCGGCTTTCCTGGTGGGATCGGGCTTGAAGGTCTCGGAGCCCTCGGTGCAGGCGGTGGACGCGGCTTTCGTGACTCAACGACTCGAGAACCGGCACGAGATTTTCATTGCCTTCGGGGTGCCGCCTTCGTTCGCGGAGGTGACGGCGTCCTATTCCGTCGGGTCGGCGTCGGATCGTTTCCGATTGATTGAAGACACGTGCAAACCGCTCGCGGATCAGATCGCGGACGCGATTGAGGAGGTGATGAACGGACGACGCGAGGGCAATGAGATCCTCCGGCCTCCGGTGATGGACTCGCCGGTCTTCGCGTCTCTCGACATGGATGAGCACTCGACGATGCAGGCGGTGCGTAGTGAACGGACCGAGGGCGCGGTGGCGATGGTGGACAAGGGGGTGCCGTGGTCGGTGGCCAATCAGCATTTCAAGCTCGGCTTGCCGAGATTCGAGGGGGATGAGGTGGGCCGGATCCCGGCGAACCTGGTGGAGATTGGAGGCGGCGAGGTGGCGAAGGCCGCACGCAGAGACGCGGAGCCGCAGAGATCACTGGTGGATGAGATGGAGGAGGTTTTCGCGAAGCGGAACAAGGCACGCGATGAGGAGGCCGAACGCAAAGCGAAGGAGGAAAAGGAGAAGATCGACTTTGAGCGGGCGGAGAAGTGGCGGAAGGTGCATGGAGCGCGGAAGCCTTGGGAGAAGAAGATCGCTTCGATGGTGCGGAAGCACTTGATGAAGGCGCGGAAGGAGACGCTGGCGAATCTGGGGCAGTTTGAGGAGAAGGGAAACAGGGATGGACAGGATGGACGGGATCCGGGCTTGCGGAAGAAGTCGGGCGCGGTGGATCTGGTTTTTGAGTTGCCGGAATGGTTGGAGGAGTTCCTGGAAGACTTTGCAACGGTGGCGCGTGGGGCTCGCGAGGCGGCTGCAGCGGAGCTTTGGCTCGATGAGCTGGGGCGGGAGGATGACGTTGAGGATCTGGCACCGGCGGAGACGCTGCGCTTCCTTCGGCAGCGGAGAAACATGATCAAGGACTCCGGCGAGGACATTCACCGGCAGATCATGGAGACGATCCAAGCCGGACTCGATGAGGGGGAAACGATGGACGAGCTCGCGGAGCGGACGCGGTCGGCCTTTAACGGGATTTCAAAAGACCGGGCGGAAGCCATCGCGGTGACCGAGACGACGGTGGCGTATGAAAGCGCACGCATGGAGACGCTCCGGGCGGCGGGTGTCGAGTTCAAGGAATGGTTGACAAGTCAAGATGAGCGGGTGCGGCTCGACCACTTCATGGTGGACGGCGTGGTGGTGCCCCTTGAAGAGACTTTTACGGTCGGGGGCGAGGCGATGATGCACCCAGGAGATCCGAACGCGAGCGCGGGCCAAGTGATCCGGTGCCGGTGCGTGATGATCGCGAGCTTTGGGCCAGCGACGGGTGAACAGTGAGATTTGAACAGTGAGATTTGAAGGATGAGCGCACCACAGAAAGGAATTGCACAAAGGCGAAGGACAGACGGCGCGGCAGTTTCGCGGCATCGGATCATGCGCGGGCTTTACCAGGTGGATGCCGCTTGCGTTGCGTTCATGGATTCGAGGGGCATGGAACGCGGGAGGAAAAACCACGATGACCTCTTCGACAAAACGAAGCGGCGGCAAAACGTCGCGCGAGGCGAGGAAGAACGTCTCGACCGAATCGCCCGAGACATGGGGCAAGCATAGAGACCGGAAACAATGAAACGAAAATTCACAGACAACGAAGGGCAGGAGCATGAGATCCTGCGCCGGGGAATCACGCCGGAGGTGAAGATCATCGACGCGGAAAAGGGCATTGTGGACTATGTCGCCAGCGATGAAACGCTGGACCATCACGGGGAGATCGTGACGGCGAGCGGGTGGAGCTTCACACACTTCCGGAAAAACTCGCCGCTTCTCAATTCTCACAATTCTTACGACATCCATGACGTCTTGGGCAAGGTGCTCTCGGCGGAGGTGGCGGACGGGCAACTCATCGAGCGCGCACAATGGGCGATCGGGCTGGGACATGCAGCGGCGGACGTTGGGTTTAAGCTGACGGAGGCGGGCTTTTTGAAGGCGGTCTCGGTGGGCTTTTACTCGACGAAGATGGCGGCACGCTGGAAGGACGAGAAGGAGTTTCTCGAAGCGATCGAGGCTTATGGCATTGCGCCCGCAGACGCGGCGAAGTTGAGGTGCATCCACCTGGAGAAAGAACAGCTTGAGCTCTCGGCGGTGGTGATCGGGGCGAATCCGAACGCGCTGGCAAAGGGCTTCGAGGCGGGCGCGATTGGTGAGGAGGATCTGCACCGGCTGGGCTTTGGTGGCGATGATGAATTTGCGTTTCTCGCGAAGGCCGCGCAAGCGGTTGAGGTGGCGGAATGCAATGAGGCTTTCAAGTCCATGATCGCCCTTGAGATGAAACGAATTTTTGACGGGCGTCCGGCGAGCGAGTCGGGCGCGAACTCTCCGAGGAGAAAAAACCAAGTCACGGGCACACGACCAGGCACGCTTTCCGGCGGTCGTGATGCCGAGCGGAAAGCGGCGGAACGGGACGACTTCCTCAAACAACTCGGGCAGCTCACCCGATAGAAAACGAGCACTCAACCCAACGAAAACGAACAATGAAAATTGCGAACATTTTGGCCCTTTCGGGCTACGGGCTCCGCGAGGAGTTCAACGACAACCACGGGGGCGCGGCTCTCGGCGAGAAGGAATTCCAGGGCAAGGTCCTGGATGGACTCAAGAGCCAGAAAGCGACCACCGACGACCTCGTCTCTAACTTCGACAACCTGGACAAGAAGACGAAGGACATCTTTGAGGATCTGACCAAGCAAAAGGAAGCCTTTGAGGGCACTTCCGGCCAAGTCTCCGAGATGCAGCACACCTTCAAGAAGCTCCAGCTCCAACTCAAGAACGAGCAGCGGGCGGCGAACGGTGACCCGATCAAGAAGATGCTGGCCGATCCGGATGCCCGGCTCGTGCTCAACGCGAAAATCCGCAAGTCGGCTGGCCGCGATCTGACCGAGGCCCAGCAAAAGGCTCTCACTTCCGGCAGTACTCCCGGCTCGACTTACATTAACGACAGTCTCGATACCGAGATTTACGACACCCTGGCGTCGTATGGCATCTGGTCTTCCTTCGATGTGAAGACGGTTTCGACCAAAAACAACAAGTTCTTGGTGAAGACCGCACGCCCGACGGCCACCTTCATCGGTGAAGGGGTGACGATTGGTGAGGACTCGGCCAAGGCCGGGACCTCGGTGACCTGCGAAGCGAGCGGGATCAAGGTGGTGCTTTCCGTGCCCAACGAACTCCTTGACGACTCCGAGGTGGACATCTCGGCGGACGTCATGAACGACTTCCTGGAGGCGATCAGCTACCGCATGGATTGGGCTTGTCTCCAGGCCGACGGCACTGCCGACGCGACGGATGGAGGTTACACCGGCATCTTCTCCGGCGGGACTGCTTCTGTCGCGGGGTCGGGAAATACTTCGGTGGAGACGCTCGACTTCGAGGACATCACCGCCGCGATGATCGCGGTGGACGAGGGTGTCCTGGCTCGTGAGTCGCGCTGGTGGATGCACCCGCGCCAGCTCGTGCGCATGCTGTCGATCAAGGACAGCAACGGTCGTCCGATCTTCCTCACTGCGATGGAAGCACCGACTCCTGCGGGGATCGGGTCCATCCTTGGGGCTCCGGTGGTGCCGAGCTTTGCCGCTCCGACTGCGAACACGACTTCCTCGACGATTGCCGTCTTCGGTGATCCGAAGGGCTTGGTCGTCGGTCTCCGCAAGGGCATCGAGTTCTCCGAGAGCCGTGAGGCCAAGTTTGAGGACTACGAGACCACCTTCCGGGGTGTCGGTCGTTTCGGCTGCGAGATCCGCGATGCGGGTGCCTTTGCCGTCCTGACC